CTTACCCCAGCGGCGGCCACACCGGACCGCATGCAGTTGACCTTCCCAGGAATCAGACCAGACCTTTAACTGCCCGTCATGCAGCGTGGGGAGGTAAATGTCGGCCATATCATCGTCCAGGTATCGGCAGGGTGTTGTGTACGACTATCGCGTTGTCTTTGTCGCCGTCCTTCATGATGTCGATTTCCATTTCCACTTTCTCAGTGGCGCGCTCACGGTAAGCGGCATCAACACGAAGCTTCTCTATTGAGCCTTTGGTGTACTCCAGAGACTCGATGCGCACAGTATTACGGTGCATAGCTTTCTGCGCAGAGGAAATAAGTTCGTGAAGGTCTTTTGCTTTCTCGTCACCAGCGAGTTCTAACTCCGCCTGCCAGCGACCGATATTCTCCGCCGCAGTCAAGTTCGCAGCGCGTAGCCAGAAAAGCTCATCATCCAGAGTGAGTGCCTGTGCATCCTCGGTAATGGCGTCAGAGAGAAGCATACGGCGCCCATATCCCCCATGTTTAAGGGCTTGCTGGTTGCCGGGTTTGAATGGGTTTGTTGGCGGTGACCGCCTGGATCCGCGTATCGGTTTCGTTTCTTGAGAATTTGAGGCTGTCGTGCTCTTTTTGTGTTTATCCTCGTTCGCTGAAGCCCCTTGTTTACTGACTTTCCCCTTCTGCGAATTCGCAGTTTTATTCGCACTTTTTTTTTGCGAATTCGTACTACCATTCGCAATTTTGATATAACGCTTTGCGCTGGCGTAATTCAGTCCCTGCGCTTCACACCAGTCTTTGGGGGAAATACCGGATTTAGCATGCTCGGCGAGGAACTGGTGTTGCAGTGCTCCCCAGTCCGGTTTTGCCATATCTGATCACCTGCCTGTTTGTCATTATCGCAGCCCCTCACTGAAGGGCTGCTGTAATGCCGATTACACCTGGTGCGTAACCGTATTATTCCGTAAAACTCCGTCCTTCAGGGCGTGGAGGATGTCAACAAGCCCATCCGTAGATGGGCTTTGTAATGGCCATCACTCGGTAAAAATAAGTTTTGGCTGCGTCAGCGAGAGGATCTGTTCAAATTCCAGCGCAAGCAGTTTTTTTTCTCGCTTGCGCGCATTCATCATCTTGCTACCGATGCGGGCCTTCACTTCTGACTTGGCGACCTTTAACGCATGGCGATGCTGGGCCTGCTCACCCATCTCCTGCCAGCGAGTCAACTGGTCCGACATCCAGTTAAACGCCTGAATGTATCGCACCTTGATTAGCGTGGCCGCCGCACCAGTGAAGCCCATGACGACCAACATGTAACCGTCTTTTGTCAGTTTGAACATTGGCTGCGCTTCGCCATTTTTATCAATAAAATCAGCCTCCTCAAAATTGAGGGCGGCAAATTCTGGAGGGCATTCTGACTTAACCTGTCTAATTTTTCTCAGCACGTTATCATGCCGTTTTCCGAAGTAATCAGCGATCTTCTGACTGGTCGTGAACGCCTTTCCTTGGATAGCCATCACCATCTTAGAGAAGTCGAACTCCTGGACCAACACTGCTTCTTTCATAGCGTTTTACCTACTCTTTGAAATGAACCGTTGCCGCACAGGAAGTCAGCCCACCGAGGCTCGCCAGCACTAACTGACATCCTCAACGGCTCATTCCAAAGGGTCTGGTTCGGTGGTTATTGTGCGCTGCGGTGCGCGGTGAAATTTGGGTATAAAAAAGCCCGACCGAAGTCAGGCTGTTCTGTTTATTTGGTGAAGAATCATTTCAGGCATTGCGCCCTGATGTACTCCTGAAGCGTTCTCAGTGCTGTTTGGTCACTGATGATCCCGTCCCGGATACCGAGAACGTTTCGTCCAGCAACTGGAGAGAGTTCGACGGTGGCATCATTGCCCATGCCGGAGGCGCTGGAGGTTTCGGCTGAGGATTGCACAGGGCATTTTCCTTTGACGAGCACCCGACCACCATTATCAAGCTTGCGCCGAAGAGCATCATTTTCAGCTTTCGCATCAGCTAATTCCTTCGTGTATCTGGCATCGAGGGCGGCAACATCATGCTGACGCTTCGTCATGTCGGTAATTGTCGCGTTCGCCAGCTTCAAGTTGTCGGCGGCGGTATCGCGTTGCGACTTATACTGAATGGCGTTGTCGCGGTAATGCTCTGTTGCCCATGCAAGTGCAGCAATGAGCAAAGTCACTGAGAGTTGCAACCAGTATCTTTTCAGAAGAGCAGATAACAGATTCATACCAGCACCGATTTTGCTTTCTCAAAGCGCTCTCGCCTGTCACCAATACCGTTCTGCCCTCCGTTGATTATCTGTGTAACGCGTACCAGGTCGCCGGAGTATTTCAGACACCCTTTAGTGGCGAAGAACCACGCCGCCGAACGAGCTGCATATTCGTCCTGCTCCAGTAACTGTGGGGACAGTATCAAATCAGCCCCCAGTCCTGCGCCGCAATCCCGATAATTGTCATGACCGGTAATCTGAATCAGGCCACGCCCGCGATAATTCCAACCGTCGTTCTCTTCAATGTTTCCCATTCGGTGGGCGTAAACAATATTAGCGATAGCTTTCTGGTTCGCAGGGTGATCAGCAGTGCGTCCGTAGAGCTGCGCTGTATCACCAGGAAAATATTTCCCGAATGTCGCTTTCAACCCATCAGCAGAATAATTTAGGTTCTCGACAATGCGGGTAAAACCGCCAGACTCATGCCCGATTTGCGCAAGAAACATGGCCTGATCCAGTGGAGCAGTAATACCGAATTCGCTCATTGCCGCCGTAATATGTGGATACCAGCGCGCAGCCAGTTCGGCGCTGATACCAGCCGCCTGCTGAAATTGAGACTCGTTCATGATTAAACCTTGTTATTATCCCCACCGATACGACCACTGATAAACTTCATTGCGAAGCCGCGGATCGCATCCACGCCGATAAGACCAACACCGCCACCAATTGCAACAGACAGGGACTTGGGCCAGCCGAAATATTCCAGCGCAGATGAGAAGGTCAACGTCAGGGCGCCGCAAAGCAGAATTTCGAGTGTCTTTTTCTTCCAGCCACCGTTACCGCCAAAATAGGCAATGCGCAGACCGGCCATAAATAACGACATCAGAACAGCGCCCAGCGGCGTATCTCCTCGCCACCAGCTCTGGAATAGCTCCAGCCAGCCCTGCCAGGATTGGGGATCGTTGTGCATTTTCATAAGCCTCACCCCCCGATAGCTCGGATGGTGCAGTGTGAAGTAGGAATGCCGCCCGGTGGATTAACGGCAAAACTCAGAGGGATTATTCCGGACGGCACAAACAGAAAAGCCCCGCACGATGGCGAGGCTTGAATTGTTGCCGGTTACCGCTCCGGCGCGATCAGCAAAAGCTATCGCGGTATCAGATTGTGGTCCTGCCTGTGTGAGCTTTGCGGTCGGCTGGAACATGTAGACTCCGCATCACTCCCCGCACTTTGTCTTATTGGCGTCGGGAATCCATAAAAGAAAACCCCGCCGAGGCGAGGTTCTTAATTCTTGTAACGTCACAGGCATAATAACCCATCGTTGGAATCAGGTTAGCCATTTTCCGTTAAGTTTGCAATAGCTAAATTATTTTGGTCATCGAGTCACGTTTCCCAGAACCTTTTCTGCATACGATTCCTCAATATGGCAATGCTCCACCAGCCGATCGAAAAACAGTTTATAGTTGTACCGCCATACCATTTCCGTTACTCCTAGTGCTTTAAAAATCTCGGTATCTTTGAGACGTGGGTAGCCTCTTCCCTTGCATCTTGGGCATTTTTTATAAACCGGCACGCCCTGCAACTCAGATTTTTTCTTATCGAGAATTTCTCCGCGTCCCCGGCAACGACATTCATTTTTCACATGGCCTTTGCCATCACACGCCTTACACACTACGCGCACCTGCTCACGAACTGATTTCCACACCTCCCAGTCGGACGGAGAAATACCTTTCGTATCTTTTACCCATTTTGGTGGCTTACCATCCGGGTAGGTAACCTTGTTCGTGAAAACCTCAGCATCAATTAATTTAGCACCATGACAGCTACTGCACGTCACCAAGCTGGCCGCGCTGAGGGAATAATCGCGAAATACATAACGCGCCATAGTGTCGAGAAATTTTGAACGCTTACCCTCTTCCATTTTCCGTAATGCCCCATGCCGTTCTGCACGCTGCTCTGCTAATAGCCTGATATAGGCGATGATATTTTCAGAAGATAAAACCCCAGCTTTTGCAAGATACAATTCAATACCCACTGCGGCTTTTGCAGTAAGTAGCCCGAGGGATGCCATTACGTCAGTAATAGTCAGCGTATCAGACGTTATTCCGCATGGTACTGCGCCGGGCATCATGGATTTAGGTGAAAAATATTTCGGTAAGGACTCAAGATTCATTTCGATGCTCCCGTTTTGCTTCAATGCGGACGTAATTACGAAGAATGCGGTATGCCACCGGAAAAGATCCCCGGTATCGATAAATTCGGAGACGCAACCAGCGCATGCGGAGTATGTCGATCAGTTCTGGTTTCATGCTGCATTATCCTGTCGACGTGCGCGGCGCTTCTCCAGCGCCCGGGCTTTGCGGGTGAATATGAATTTAATGCGTTTCAGGTACGGGATATCGAAACGGCGTGGCGCATTGTCTGATTCAAGGCGTTCGACCCTTTCGAGGCCTATACGCCTGATGAGGCGGATTCGGTATTCGACCGCATTCCCGCTTAACTGCCGGTTGCAGCGCGTGCAGGCCGAATGAACGTTGAATACGTTGAATTTGAGATGTGAGGCGGCACCGCGCGAGCGGTAATGGCTTGCATCGATGGCGCTTCCGGTCAGGAAGTTGCTTTTACCAACCAGCGGCGCATCGCAGCTAATGCAGGGTTTACCTTCATCCCGTATCCTGATGTAACGGTTAAAGGCGGCCTGCGCCTCTTTATCCCACTGAGCTTTAGTTTTGAACGACTCACGCTTAGCCTGGCGGCGCTGGCGTTCGGCTTTATCCGCCTGGTGTTTCTCCCTGATACGCCTGGCTGCGGCTTTAATCTTTGCTTTGGCACGCAGTTCCAGCGCATAGATAGCGCCATGTTCAGGACAACACCAGACAACGTTGCTGTAATCAGGATGAAACCATTCGCGGCAAACTTTGCACTTACGGCGCGGTAATTTAGCCATGTTCACCCCCAGACCCGGTTACGCCAGCGGTTATCCGGTCTGGCCGGTTTGCTGTAGGCAGGGAGAAACGCGCTAACTGTCCAGGTGGTGTAATCCGGATTGAGGCCACGCTCAGTTTTGACACCGCGCGCCCGGTACCGAACCACCAGTTCGTCGGCCTGCTCGGTTGTGCAGTCGTGATGATGGAACCAGGAATATTTCATCGCCATCACCCCGCGAAGCTCATGAGCTGGGCGGCGGCGTTCTCGGCCTCGCGCTGAGTACGGAATGTACGTGATAAAATCCACCGCCAGAGCACATCAAGCGCGGATTTATACAACTGCTGAAATTCGACCTCATCCATGCTGGAAAAAGCGATGCTGCGGGGATGTTTGCGGAGGGTGCCATCAGGTAGCTGGATGGCGTCATAGTGACCAGCCTCAACCGTCACCCATGCGCGGTAGGCATCAAATGATTTACACAGACTTATTCCGTTCGTTAGCCGGCGGTTTGCAATCTGTTCCA